GGGACATTACGGACGGACTTCCAAATATGAGTCAAGTTACGATAGTAACGAGTCTCAGCACTTCGGAAGCCAAGTTTCTCACTCGGCTGATATAAATCAGAAATGTTATTACACCGAAAAAGAGCTTCTACACAGAGCCACTTCATTAGATCAGCTTGACTAATGAGTGAAGGCTCGAGGGACTGCTGTTCCTCACCGTATGTGATAGACTCATAGCGGCCAGGTCGAAACGACTCGGCACGTGATAGTGCATAACGCCAGCAGGACCATGCAGACTTAGGAAGTAAAGGACGAGCCGGCAAGCCGTGCAAATCCTGATACCTCTTAAGATACATAAGGTCTTTCTGGTTCATCTGATACTTTCCCACAACGGGAAGACCTAAGCCCAGTAGATACTCGGGGACAAACCAGGGAGCGTACACGCTCTGAAGGAAAGTACTATTGAGATGGATGAACTGACCAAGCGCCAACTCTCGTTGAGAAACGGGACAGCGCTCAATCAGAAGATGAGCTCGGGCTCCGATAGAGGTGAAATTTGCCTCCTCTGAGCCTATAGAACTTCTCTTCAATCCTAACATGATTCCCATATTTACATAGGGCGTCCGTGTAAAGACGAGCTTATCATATGTAAAATGAGTGGAATTCATGTTCAAGAAATGTGAGGAATAGAACACTTTCCCTATAGAAGGGGATAGTCCACAAATCTCAGCATTCTTGACCCAAAGGTCATAACCCTTCTTAGAGGTTGCAAAAGCAGCATCATCACCATTGATCAGGAGAGGAACGTCTCTTATAGAGAACTTACATCCTCGATCTTGTTCAATCGTATACCTACATATAGCCAAATTAATAAGGCATAAAATAGGAAACGAGGTGATACTGCCCATAAGTTGGCCACAAGTTTGTGGGAGAATCTTACCATAGTGATCTTCGATACTATGACGATTAAGAGACGCCTGAAAGAGATCAGTCTGTATAGGAGTTAGCCCCAGTACGCGGGAAATCTCCAAGACTGCAGTTTCAGAACACCACGAACTTAAGGAGTTGGTCGCATCGGAGTAATCAACAGAGAGAAAAGGGAGTCCACAAGGAAGA